CAACAAGTACAGTTGCGTAATTAATTAATGGAGCTCCTTCGGGAGCTCCTAAAATTTAGGAGATATAAAAAATGAAATCAGATGTTAAAGCAACACAAAAAACTTCAGATGGTTTAGTATTTGCAGGTAGAACAAGATTAAGAGGAATTATTCTTGGTGCTCCAGATGCTGCAACAGCAGCGGCTGCAACATTACTAAATGGAACTGCAGGTGCTACTTATTTTCAAGTAGATGCACCAGTAGGTGATGTTTTTGCGTTTAACATTCCAGAAGATGGAGTGTTATTTGAAAACGGAATTTTCGTAACTGACTTAGTAGGAAAAGTAACAGTCGTATACGATAAGTAGGAGGCTAAATGGCTAACACTACTTCAGGTACATATATTTTTGATAAGAATTTTTCTATTGATGAAATCATAGAAGAGTCTTATGAAAGAATTGGATTACAACCAAACTCAGGTTATGATTTAAAAAGCGCTAGACGTTCTTTAAATATTTTATTTCAAGAATGGAGTAATAGAGGACTTCATTATTGGGAAGTTGCAAATAACAACATAACATTAGTAGATGGTCAATCAACTTACACAATGTATAGATCAACAGGAGATGGAACTTCTGATGCTACAGCTATTTATGGTGTAGATGATATTTTAGAAGCAAGTTATAGAGCATCAAATGTAGATACTCCTCTTACAAAAATTAATAGATCAACTTATCAAGGCCTATCAAATAAAACTGCAGAAGGAACTCCTTCTCAATATTTTGTTCAAAGATTTATAGACAGAGTTACAATCACTTTATATTTAACACCAGGTTCAACTGAAGCCGGTAATTTCTTAAATTATTATTATGTAAAAAGAATTCAAGATGTTGGAGATTATACAAATGCAACAGATGTTCCATATAGATTTGTACCTTGTATGTGTGCAGGTCTTGCATATTATTTAGCAATTAAAAAAGCTCCACAAAGAACACAAGAATTAAAATTATTATATGAAGATGAATTACAAAGAGCTTTACAAGAAGATGGTTCTTCTTCAAGTTCTTTCATAACACCAAAAAATTATTATCCAAATGTCTAATTTTTCAAAAGGTAAATATGCACAATTTATTTCTGATCAATCAGGTATGGCATTCCCATACAAAGAAATGGTTACGCAATGGGATGGATTAAAAGTTCACGTTTCTGAATTTGATCCTAAACAACCACAATTAGAACCAAAACCACACGGAGCTGATCCACAAGGTTTGCCAATGGCAAAACCAGATAGAACAGAACCTGCTGTTTTAGTTTTATTAAACCCAAATCCTTTTACAACAATTAAGTATTCTGGTAATACTTATGTGAATGTTTATTCACAAGCTCACGGATTAACTACAGGTACTACAGTTAGATTTAGAGGACCTACAAGTCCAACTGGATATAGAAATGTTCCACCTATTGATGGTGTTACTGATATTTCAAATGCCTCTGGCTTTGTAATAACAGTTGGAAAAATAGATTCTAGTGGTAATGTAAACGATACGACAAATTATTTTTATTTTCAAAGTACAGATACAGCTACATCTGGAAATGTAAACGGAGGAGGAAGTGGGTGTACTACTGGACCAGTAAACTTACAGGCTTAATATGACATACGCAGAACTGATACAAAAAATTAAAGATTACACAGAAGTTGATGCAAATGTATTTACATCAACTATTCTTGATGGTTTTATTTTAGATGCTGAATGGAGAATTAATAGAGATGTTGATTCTGATAATAATAGACAATATGCACAAGCTGATATTGTTGCGGGCCAAAGATATGTTAACACACCATTAATTAATGATGACACTTTAATCATTAGATCTTGTCAAATCACGAATTCTACAGGTGGAGCAGATAACTCTAGCCGCTCGTTTCTAGAATATAGAGACACGAACTTTATTTCTGAATATAATCCAACAGGGGTACAAGGAGTACCTAAATACTATAGTTATTGGGATGAAAACACTATCGTAGTGGCTCCAACACCTGATCAAAATTATAATATGCAGATAAATTATATCTTGAAACCTGCCGGATTATCTAGTAGTAATACAACTACATACTTAAGTCAGGAATTCCCGAATGGTTTATTGTATGCTTGCCTAGTTGAGGCGTTTGGATTTTTAAAAGGTCCAGCTGATATGATCCAATACTACGAAGGAAAATATAAGCAAGCTCTCGAAGGATTTACAGTAGAACAAATGGGAAGAAGAAGACGAGATGAATACCAAAGCGGATCACCTCGACTTCCTAAAACACAATAGGAGAAAATATGGCGATAACACAAGCAGTTGCAAATAGTTTTAAAAAACAAATATTAGAAGGTGGACATAAATTCCAATTTTCTGGTGGTGATGTTTTTAAACTTGCTTTATATGTTTCTACTGCAACGTTAAATTCTGCTACAACAGTTTATAGTGCTACTGGAGAAGTTTCAAACTCTGGTCAATATACTGCGGGTGGTGGAGCATTAGTAAAACCAAATCCTAGTACTTCAGTTGCGTCAGGTGTTGCAATTGTAGACTTCTCTGATTTATCTTTTACTGGTGTAACTTTGACAGCTAGAGGAGCTTTAATTTATAATACTTCAAACTCAAACGCAGCAGTTGCAGTATTAGATTTTGGTTCAGATAAAACAGCAACATCAGGAACTTTTACAATTCAGTTTCCAGCTTTCACAACTTCAGCAGCGATTCTAAGAATTGGTAACGCGTAGGAGGTAACTTCCTATGGCCAATGCTTGGGGTGAACTTACTTGGGGTATAAACAACTGGGGTGAACAAAGTGATTTGGACGTACCAGTTTCAAATCCAAATGATGAACCTTGGGGAGTTTATGGTTTTGGCCAAAATGATTTTGGCGGAACAGCAGGCAATCTAGGTGTATCTACTGGCTCCGTAACAGTTACAGCAGAAATAAATAGAGGTTGGGGCAGAGAACAAGGTTGGGGTACTCTTGATTGGGGTACTTGGACTTTATCAACACAAGTTTCATTAACAGGTCAACAATTAAATATTTCTGAAGGCGATGAAAATATTAGTATTGACACATCTCCAATTTTATCAGGCCAACAATTAGACTGGTCTATTGGTGTAGTTGATCCAGAACCAGACGAATCATTAATTGGTCAACAAATTAATTTAAATGTAGGAAGTATTAGTATCCAAGCTAATGCTGATTTATCATTAACAGGAAATCAAATAAATGTTGCAGAAGGTAATGTATCTATTGATAACATCACATTTGCATCTGTTACAGGTTTAGGATTAGCTACTCAAAATCCTGGCACTGTTATCGTAGGTGGTATTGCAAGAGTATTCCCAGAAGGTATTCAAATCAATGTTGGAGAAGGTATAGTTGATCCAGGTCCAGATGTAGTATTACCAAGTGTTCAAGCAAATGTAGGATTAGGAACAGCAATATTAGATGCTAATACTTTAGTAGGTGTAACAGGACAACAGCTAAATTGGTCAGTTGGAAACCTATCTTTTATTATAGATGGTTCTGTACAATTAACTGGAAATCGTATAAATATAGCTCTTGGAAACGAGAATATTCAGTCGTGGCAAATTGTTGACACGGGCACAACAGTAGCTTATACTGAGGTTTCTATCGGATCTAGTGTAACTTGGAATGAGATTGACACAGCCGCCTAATTTGATAAAAACGTTAATAATAAGGAATTAAAAAAATATGGCATCATCATATTCTACAGACCTCAAACTAGAGTTAATGGTGACTGGCGAAAAAGCTGGTCTATGGGGCGATATAACAAATACAAATTTAAATATTTTACAACAAGCAATTGGTGGATATTCTTCAGTTGCATTAAACGCAACAACAGGTGCAACATTAGCTTTTACAAATGGTGCATTATCAAATGGTAAAAATGCTGTTTTAGAATTAACAGGAACAATCACATCAAACGTTGATGTAACAATTCCAGTTTCAGTTACAAACAAAGTTTACATAATTAAAAATAGCACGTCAGGTGCATACACTGTTACAGTAAAAGTTTCAGGTCAAACTGGTGTATCTTTTGGTACAACAGATAAAGGTTACAAATTATTATACATCGATGGAACAGACACTGTTGATGTAGCATTAGCATCACCTCCAGGTGGTTCTGATACACAAATTCAATTTAACTCTGGTGGAACTGCATTTGGTGGTTCTGCTAATTTAGTTTGGGATGGAACAAACGTAGTATTAGGTGCAACAGGTGCATTAAGATTAGGTGATACAACTGGCGGTGAATACGTTGGTTTAAAAGCACCAGGAACAGTTCCAGCTTCATACACATTAACTTTACCAACAGCAACTGGTACAGCAGATCAAATTTTAGTTACAGATGGTTCAGGAAATTTATCTTTCACAGATAACTCTGGTGGAA